TAGAAGATTTAAAAGAGCGTTACATGAGCTTATCTAAAGCCGAGCAAGGTTTGACAGTTGTAGTAGCGAAAAAAGATGAAATGAAAACTTTATTATCATGATTACAAGAAAAGATATTATACAAGGCACTCCTGAATGGATGGCTGTTAGATGGGCTAAAGTTGGCGGTACACGATCAAAAGGATTGTTCACTAAAGGTGATACACTCTATTTAGAGATGTTAGCTGAATACACTGAGCAATATGTACACGAAGAATCGTATCAATCAGCTGCGATGGAACGAGGTAATGAGCTAGAGCCTGAAGCAATATTTGAAATGATGCAGTATACAGGTGTTAACGTTCAATCTGTCGGCTGGCTTCAATCAGTTGAGTGTCCTATCTTAGGTATATCACCTGATGCGATTACTGAAGATGAAACAATATGTTTTGAGGTAAAGTGTCCAAGCGCAAAGAAACACGTTGAAAACTGTCTAAGTGCGGATATACCGCTTGACTATGTACATCAATGTGTACATTATTTTACTGTCAATCCTAAACTAGAAATACTTTGCTTTGGATCATATAGACCTGAGGCGTTAAAACCTTTAAAAGTTTGGTCGATTAATAGAGAAAGTTTGATTAACTTAGGGACAAATGCAAAGCCAGTAATGAAGTCAGTACAAGAATGGAGTGAGATTGCGTTAAAAGAAGCGCATGAGTTGAATATACAAATGAATAAAGGAGTTGAATTATTAAGTTTTTAATTATGGAAGTATCAGGAAAGATTAAATTAGTAAACGCTACTCAGGTAGTTAGCGACAAGTTTAGTAAACGTACACTAGTAGTTGTTACTAGTGACACATATCCTCAAGAAATTGAGGTACAGTTTACTCAGGATAAATGCAGCTTATTAGATGGTTTATCAGTAGGTGCAGAAGTTACAATCGGAGTGAACCTTAGAGGTCGAATGTGGACCAATCCACAAGGCGAAGAAAAGTACTTTAATACGATTGAGGGTTGGAAGATTGACAAAGTAGGATTCCAACAGTCAGCACCAAGCGTAACACCTAGTGTTGAGGTTGCGGATGACATGCCATTTTGAAAAGTGTTACCTAGTGTAACATTGCTTATTGAAACATTTAACCTAGAATCCCCGTAAATGGGGATTTTTTAATGGTGTCTTGTGAACTGTGCCCCAGGGCAATTTAATATAATACCTAATGAATTTAATTTTTTCTAATTTTTTTTTATTTTTTAGGGGCACAAGGGCACAAACGTCTGTAAGTATTATAAACACTAATAAAATGGTGTGCCCTTCATAGGGGCACAAGGGCACACTAGGGCACAAATATTAAAAAATTAGGATTTCAATAGTAAAATAAAGTTGTATAATAAAAATATAATACATATATTTGGACTTCAGAAGGTAGGAACTTCAAAAAATTTAATTGAAAAGTCAGTCGACCAAAGGTTTTCCTACCGCCTTTCTAGACTGGCTTTTCGCATTTATAAAAATTATGTACGATGTTATTTATGGTTACACATTCCCATTTGATTCAAGTGGAATTTGGGAAGGATCAAAGTTTAAAATTCCGATTGGTCAACGCTTCGAATATTGGGGTTGTATGTGGGAAGTTGAAGGTCAATATCTATCGAATGATGGTAGTGAAACAAACGAATTTTATTGTAAGAAAGTATGATGACAAAAACTTACGCTAAGAAGTTATCTACTCTTGGATTCTCTATTATTCCATGTCATGAAACAAAGCGACCTATTGGAAATGATTGGCAAAATTTACCAGCTCGAACACCTGAAGAACTAGAGCAAATGAATCCACCAATGTGGGGATGTCGAACTGGATGGAATGATATTGAATGTATTGATGTAGATTTAAAGGTTTTGTCTTCATTACCTGAGCGAAACGAATGGTGGAATGAATACTTTAATTTCCTTTGTGATAACATTGCAGACTTTAAAGAAAAGGTAGTTATTGCTAAAACTATTAAAGGTGGATTTCACATTCTTTACAAGACAACCGAAAAGAAAGGTAATACAAAGATAGCTTCATTAGAAGGAATGAAGTCTGCTATTATTGAAACCAGGGGTGTAGGTGGTCAATTTATAATGTATAACAACTTCTTAACTGATAAAGGGTATCATGATATTGATTACATAACAGATGAAGAAAGGGAAATAATTTGGGCTATATCTAAAACGTATAACTACATTGATCCGAAAACTGCTGAGATACCTAGAAAGTCCGAATACATATCTACAAATGATACTGAGGTTTCACCCTGGGATGATTACAATAATAAACATACTGCATTCGATGTTGTAGAAGATGAATTTAAAGTTGTAAAAATTACTTCAAAGGCTTATGTAATTAAACGCCATGGTGCAGAAAGCCCACATTCAGGATATATCTTTAAGGATAGTGGTTGTATGTATCTATTTTCAACAGGCACACAATATCCAAATGAAAAACTACTTTCACCATTTAGCCTTTATGCTTATCGTTATCATCATGGGGACTTTACAAATGCTGCAAGTGAATTATACAAGCAAGGTTACGGAACTAGAAAGATTCCACAAATGCCACCGATTAAATTAGTAGAGCCAATTGAAAAGAATGAGCCAATAAATCGGATTCAATTTCCTATTGAAGTATTCCCTATTGAGATTCAAGAATATATTATTCAATCGTCAACTACTTTAGGGATGTCAGTTGACTACATGGGTTGTTCTTTTCTTTGGATGCTTAGTGTTATAATTGGGAATTCAATGGTTATCGAAGTTAAACCAGGTTGGATTGAAACAGCTACGCTTTGGATCGCAGTTGTTGGTAAACCTGGAATAGGTAAAACTCCAAGTATTAATCAAATGATATTTCCACTAAAAGAGATTAATGTACGTGAACAAAAGAACTTCCAGCGCAACTATGCTAAGTGGCTTGAGTATGAGAAGTTAGATAAAAAAGAACGTGAATACTCAGAGATTATTGAAAAGCCAGTATCTAAACAATTTATTGTAGGTGATATTACTTTGGAAGCATTGGTAGATTTACACGAAGTGAATCCTAATTCAATAGGTGTGTTTAAAGATGAGCTTGCTGGATGGTTTAAAGATATGAATAAATATAGACAAGGCTCTGATTTAGAATTTTGGCTATCTTCCTGGAGCGGTCAAAGTATATCATTGAATCGTAAAACAGCAAAGAGTGCATTTGTAGATAAACCATTTATACCTGTTCTTGGTGGTATTCAACCTAGTGTATTTGAAGAATTTTCTACGGGTATAAATAAAGAGAATGGATTTGTGGACCGTATACTAATTAGTTATCCTGAGTTAAGAGTAAACAAGTACAATAACAACTCAATAGATTATCAGATAATTGAATGGTATAGATCATTTGTTAATAGATTTAAAGATACTATTGAAAATTTATTCTTAAATATAAATGAGAATGGCGAGTTAATACCTACAAAAGTAATATTCAATAACACTTCAAATAATGAGTGGATTCGTATTCATGACAAATTAACTGATAATCAAAATTCAGATGATGAAAATGAATACATGAAATCAATGATTCCAAAACAAAAAAGTTACATTCCCAGGTTTGCTTTAGTTTTAAATTCTCTTTGGTCATTTTTTAATGAAGAATATTTGCCTAAAGAAATACACAAAGAAAGTATTTTGAGAGCTGAATTATTGTCTGATTATTTTGTGAATATGTCGAAATTAGTAAAGCAAGACGCAAAAGAAAAAATAGATTTGCGTAAGGTTTCACAAGCTGCATTAACACCATTTGATAAATTTAAAGCAATGTACCAGGCGGATAAAGAAATAAACAAAACAACTGCAAGTGAAATTTTAGAAGTAAGTAAAAGAACAATTTATAAATGGATTAAAAAAATAGAAGGATGAAAACACTAGGAAACGCTAAAGAAGTATCTCAAGGTTTGGGGATGATAAGTATTAAAGATTTGGTAAGTAAAGAAAAAGAATTAATTTTAAAAACTAAGCGAACAGAATTAGAGCAAGAAGTTAAACGATTAAAGCAAAGATGACCAAAGCAAACAAAGCCCGCCTACTAGAACACCATTACAAACAGATGGCAGTCAAGTATCCTAACTTCCCAAAGCACGCTGTACCAAGCAAGACATGGAGCGACAACTCAGCAAACGGATTGACTAAATGTGTGATTGATCTAATCAACTATGAAGGTTACCAAGCGGAACGGATTAGCACACAAGGGACGTACATTGAAGGTGCAAAGATTAAAGTAGGCGAGAATGAGAGGCAACTCAAAGGTAAGTACATTCCAACACAAGGAACTAAAGGGAGTGCTGATATAAGCGCAACGATTAGAGGAAGGTCGGTTAAGATTGAGATTAAACAAAAGGATAAACAAAGCGAGGTACAAAAGTCTTATCAGGAATCAATAGAACGTGCTGGAGGTATCTATATTATAGTTAGGAGCTTCGATGAGTTTGTTGAGTGGTTTGATTTATTTATTAAAAACAATTAAAATGAAAATAACAAACGAAGATAACATGGAGCTCATGGCTCGCTATCCTGACAAGTACTTTGATTTAGCTATTGTTGACCCGCCTTATGGTATAGGAGAGGATGGCGCTAAAAATCATAGCCGAGGAAATGCAGCAAGACCTACAATGTACACAGCAAAGAAATGGGATAGTTCAGCGCCACCAAAAGAATACTTTAATGAGTTATTTAGAGTTTCTAAAAATGTTATTATATGGGGAGCTAATCACTTTATTGAAAATATACCTAATCAAAATTCATCAAGTTGGGTTGTATGGGATAAACAAAACGGAGATAATGACTTTGCAGATTGTGAACTTGCTTGGACAAATCATAAAACAGCTGTAAGAAAATTTGAGTTTAGGTGGGCAGGAATGTTGCAGGGTGATATGAAAAATAAAGAAACACGAATACACCCAACCCAAAAACCCGTTGCACTTTACAAATGGCTTCTTGACAAATATGCTCAACAAGGTAACAAGATACTTGATACTCACTTAGGCTCGGGTAGTATCGCCATCGCTTGCCATGATTACGGGTTTGACTTGACAGCCTGTGAACTTGATAAGGAATACTATGATAAGGCTATGCAGAGAATAAATAACCATGTAGCACAACAAAAGTTGTTTTAACCGCACATAATTAATTTAAACCGCTTATCACATAACTGATTAAGTTATAGAATAATATACATATATTTGGCTTGTTTATTAATTGAGGGGTGTGTTGGAGTTCCAACAGTAAAGGATAAAAACCTTTCCCCTCTTTTTGGCTTGTTTATTAATTAAAATACTGGACTTATGGCTGACATAACAAAATGCAAAGGGGAGGGCTGCCCGATTAAAAAAAGCTGTTACCGATTCACAGCTGAAGCGAGTGAGAGACAAAGTTACTTCTTCACACCTCCATTTGATGGTAAGACTTGTGAGATGTACTGGGGCAAGCATTCAGAATCTATTTACAATCAACTTAAAAATATAACGGATGAAAATAACAATTGAATACGATGATCAAGAAGATGCTAAGTTAGCACTAGAAGCGTTTGATTGGAAACACACAGTAATGCAGCTTGACCAATTATTAAGGTCAACTACTAAGCATGGAATGTACCAAGGTCGAGAGGCTACAACCGATGAGTTAGACATGGCTGATTATCTCAGAGAAAAAATCAGAGAATTTACTAATGACAATAACTTAGTATTATGAGACTTTTCGGATTTAACGGAACACAAACATCATTCGAAATAAGACTAGAGGATGATATCGAGGTAAGCTATTGCGACTTTACACTCAGACCTGACTATATTAAGATTCATTCGATTGAGTTTGTACATGAGGAGGATGCTGACTTAGTTAACCTAGAGTTGCTCGCTAAGACCATGTACGAATATATTGATTGGTCAGAGATGCAACAAGACGCATTCGATACTTACCAGCAAGTTTGCGAGGATAATTTAAGAGAGTTATGACATCAGAACTTAGAGCGCAGCAAATGATTAACGATCATGGATTAGTTGAAGCTATGATTAAATGTAAGAAGATTTTAGCGGTGGTACATGAGAATGTAGAACTTGATCCAACAGAAGCAAATTCAAATCTTTTAAATTATTGGGCTGATGTTATGAATTTTTTACTTACATTAGTTGCGTGAACAAAGAAGAGATTGACCTATATTTTCAAACGAACTGGAATGAAATCCAATCCGTAGTTAAAGTCAACTCTTCTAAATGCGCTACTATCAACGTGTCAGACATCACAACAGAAATATATTTAACGTGTATAAACAGAGCCGCTAAGATTCCAAATGAAAGGAGTTTAGGCGGCTTTATTCGTATGGTATCGTCTAATACTTATAAGTGGAATAATTCAGAATTTAACATTAATAATAAAATTCTCGCAAACGAATTGCTAAATGATAACATATATATGGAGGATGATGAAGTTGTAGATAACCATTATCAAAATAGGTTATACGCTATCGAGATGTACAGGTTAAACGCTGAGCCACATGAGTTGAGATTCTTGGATATTTATCTAGTCAAGAAGATTACAACTGTTCGAGGATTGGTAAAGCATCTAAACATTTCTCATCATGGAGCTTATACAATAATAAAGGATTTTAAACGTAAATTGAAAGAATATGAAAGGCAAGCAGAAATTGATTAAAAAACTGAAAGCAGTTAAAAAAGTTGATCCAAAAAATGTTGATTTGACAAAGTTAAAATTGAGTGAATTAAGAAAATTATTCCCACATATCAAAGCAATATCAGCAAAGGAATTTTTAGAAGAACTAGCAAAAGAGAAAGAGAAAAATGTACAAGCTGAAAATTAAACAAGGAGAGAATACCATCATTAGAAAGCGTGGTGGATTCCAAGAAACGATTGTTGGAGGTTATTTCTATACTCAGGAGAAACTAGAGAAGCTTTATAACGATGGTCATAAGAACTTAGTTAGTTATACTAAACCAAAGAAAGTGGAGGAGGATAATAAAGATGGCGAAGCATAAATACATAGAATCACCTGAGAAGATGTGGGAGCTATTTGAAGCGTATAGATATGCTACGAAGAGCAATCCATTTTTAGTTCAAGATTATGTAGGTAAAGATGGGGATATGGTTTATCGTGAAAGAGAAAGACCGTTAACATTTGAAGGATTTAAGAATTACGCACGAAAAGAAGTAGGTTGTATTAAGCAATATTTCGATAATGAAGATGGTCGATACAACGAATATATGACTATCTGTCATGCGTGTAAGGAAGAAATCAGACAAGACCAAATCGAAGGAGGCATGGCTAGTGTTTATAACGCTTCAATTACACAACGATTAAACGGACTAGCTGATAAGAAAGAATTGGATGTTAAAGGCGAACCACGAATATTCAACTTATGACCGACCGAGAAATGATTGCAGAAGTTAAAGAAGAGCTAGAGGTGAGATTTATGCCTACTAGATTAAAGATTGATAAACTAGCTTCTATTCAATCATTACTAACTTTAACCAAGCCAGTATTAAACGGATTCACAGACGAACAAAAATGGGAATCAGTTTGGGATGAGCATGAGATGACAGCTATTAAAGAAAAGATATTAATTATCATTAGAGACTTATAATGGCTTTTGAGGTTACCACGTCTTTAAGAAAAATGCTTGATATGAAAGCCCGTAAAAAGGTTATTCAGGGAGCTACATCTAGTGGTAAAACTTATGGAATCATTCCTATTATTTATGATAAATGTTTAGCAACACCACGTTTAAAAGTTACGGTTGTAGCTGAAACACTACCAGCAGTTAAAGAAGGATGTGTTGATATATTCAAGAACTTCATGATGGATGAAGGAAGGTGGATGGATGAACAATGGAACGCAACTGAGTTAGTCTATACTTCACTGAATAAATCAAAGATACAGTTTAAGTCATTCGATTCAGTTGGTAAAGCTAAGGCAGCTGGTAAACGAGATATATTATTCTTGAATGAAGGTAACCACATTCCTTATCCTATTGCAGATGCTTTAATAATTAGATCTCAGGAAGTTTGGATTGACTTCAATGCTGATAGTGAATTTTGGGCGCATACTGAGATACTTCAGCAACCTAACTCGGAGTTTTTAAAACTTACCTACCTAGACAACGAAGCTATACCAAGCCCAACTTTGGAGGATTTACTCTATAAGAAGATGAAAGCTGAGCAAGAAGATGCAAGAGGTCAGAGAGGGTATTGGTGGAATTGGTGGCAAGTATACGGATTAGGCGAGATTGGTAACTTGCAAGGGGTTGTGTTTAACAATTGGTCCCAAGTAGATAAGATACCAGAGTATGCAAAGTTGCTAGGTTATGGATTGGATTACGGATATAGAAACGATCCAACTGCATTGGTGGGAATATACTATGCTGATAACATTTACTACCTAGACGAATTGATTTATCAGACAGGGCTACTTAATCAAGCCATTTCTAATAAGATGATTGAATTAGGAGTTGACCGTTATACAACGATAACGGGAGATAGTGCTGAGATGAAATCCAATGATGAGCTGCAAACTTTAGGGTGGCGAATGCAAGACGCAAAGAAGGGAGCTGATTCGATTGTTTACGGTGTGAGTAGGATGCAAGAGCTTGACCTTAGAGTAACGTCACGAAGTCTAAATTTAATAAATGAGTTTAGGAAATATACCTGGGCTACTGATCGTGATGGTAACGCAACTAATAAACCTATCGATAATTATAACCATGCTATTGACGCGATACGTTACTATTTTCAAACAAATACATTCAGCCCTGATGCACCAAGATTTTTTGTTTAACAAACTCGATTTATCTACATATAAAGTATGGCAACTCAGAATGATGTATGGAGGCGAATAGGTACAGCAACTAGAGTGTTCAATACTGAGATTAAGAAAGAAATCATTAGACAGCACGCTGTTGATACTGGTTTAATGAAGAACGTAACTAGGGTTGTCAGAGTGAAATGGGATGTAATGAGTAACGATATACAACTAGAGATTGATGGAAATAGAGCGTTTTATTATATTTACGTTGATGAGGGTTACAGTAGAAAATGGAAAGGTGGCAAAGTTAAACGTGATTTAACCAAGGCATTTATGAAGCGTGAGAAAGTACTAGACCAAATAGAAAAAATAGCAGCTATAAGCATGGAATACCAAATAGATCAAACTTTTAGATAATGGCAATAACAACACTAGCAACACCTCAATTTTTAACACCTTCGTACAATCCGATGTACTTTTATTTTGATAGTACGGTGAGCAATGAGTTAGGTTTTAGATACATTATAACAGTAACCAACGACACAACTTCGGAGGTCATTGGAACGTATAAGCTCAAGCCTATTCCAAGTACTTTGTATGGTGAGATTGATATAGCTAAATTAGTTCAAACACAATTGTATAATGACTTTAGACAGTTGACTTCTTATATTGCAGATGGTCACCAAGTAAGTTATACAGTTACGGTAGATGAAAGCTACTATGTTAATTTAGCGTTCACCGATTATGGTTTTGCGGGTGCAGCAACATGGCCTGATTTCGGCACACCTTCAATCAATCCAAACGGATTCAGTCGAACAATGTTAGCTCAAGCAACAGCTCCGATATATTCAGCTGGTGACGTTATTCTAGTTGAGCAAACACCAAGCGCAAACTTTAGACCTGAGTTAGATGGCATACATACGGTGCTAGATGTGTTTCTTTCGGCTGGTGTTTACTATACTGTTTTAGATTTGGGATGGATTGGATCAGGTGGAGTTAGTGCTGGTGTATC